TGTTTAGCCGCGTTAAGCGCATGGAAGCAATCATGATTGGCACGACAGGCTTTATCATTGCGCTGTTAGTTGCTGTGCTGTCGAAGATGGGCTGACAAAATGATTGACCCTGTTACAGCGGTCGGTTTAGCCACTAGTGCTTTTAATATTCTCAAGCAGGGAATATCTGCTGGCAAAGATATACAAGAGATGAGCGGAACCTTGGCTAAATGGGGGTCCGCTTTTTCTGATTTCCAGTATGCAGAAGATAAGACAAAGAACCCTCCGTTTTATAAGATGATGTCTGACAATAGCGCCAATGCTATCGAGATCTTTGCGCAGAAAAAGAAGATGGAAGCTATGCGAAAGGAGATTAAGGATCACATCTCTTGGACTTACGGGCCATCTGCTTGGGAAGAGGTGTTATCTATTGAGGCAGAGATGCGGCGCATACGCAAGGAACAGGCTTACAAAAAGCAAGAGGCAATAGACAACGCTATTAATTTTGTTGTTGGCACAGTGATATTTGTTATTGCTGGCGCGGGGGTGGTGACAGGCTTTTATTATCTGGGCCGCTATCAGGGCAAGTGGTGATGTGGGTGCTGGTATGGCTGCAACTTGCGGGGGGTGTTGGTCACTTTGAGGTTGGGCAATACGCATCTGAAAAGATTTGCTTGGAGGAAAAGTTAAGAGCATCTATTCTTGTGACGAAGAACAACGAGTATCTTTATTGTTTTAAAATTAAAACAGGAGAAGGCGAATGACTATAGCAATGGAGCGAGTGTTGGCTTGGAAGATCCTTCCTCGGGCGATGATGTTGATGATGTCTGTGTCTGCGTGGAGAGTTGTCGAATGGTTCATGACGCTACCTGACCCCACAACACAGCAGTCTGCGCTTGTAAGCGTGGTTACAGGGGCTATGACGGGGGCTTTTGCAGTGTGGTTAGGACATGAACAATGATTGCGCAAATTATAGGATCACTTGGTGGGCTTGCATCTACCTATCTCGATAGCAAAGCTGTCGTTAAAAAGGCAGAAGCAGAAACTAAAATGAAGATTGCGACTGGCGAAATTAGCTGGGAGCAAGCGGCGATACAGGCAAGCAACAGCAGTTGGAAAGATGAAGCTTGGACTGTGGCTTTCATAGCCATAATTGTGTGTTCGTTTGTACCTCCGCTCCAGCCCTATATGAAGGAGGGCTTCGCTAATATTGCAGCTGCACCTGAATGGTTTCAGTGGGCTTGCTTTAGCTCGATTGCTGCAAGCTTTGGTATTCGTACAATGAAAGGGTTTAAGAAATGAAAGAGAACTTTGGAAACTGTTTAAGAATGCTGTTGAAGCATGAAGGTGGCTTTGTAAATCATCCTAAAGATCCAGGTGGAATGACTAACCTGGGTGTAACGAAGGCTGTCTATGACAAGTGGATTGGCCGGGAAAGCACTGAGCAAGAGATGCGCGACCTGACACCTGATGATGTAGCTCCAATATATAAGAAAAACTATTGGGATAAAGTGCGAGGTGACGATCTGCCTAGCGGTGTTGATTGGTGCGCGTTTGATTGGGCTGTTAATTCTGGCAGTCGTCGACCAGCCAAAGCTATTCAACGTGCCGTAGGAGCAAAGCAAGACGGAGCGATTGGTCCTATGACTTTAAAGGCGGTGTCTGAGCTAGATCCAGATCGGATTATTGAGTCTGTGTATCATACTCGGCAGAAGTTTTATGAGCGACTTAAAACCTTTCAGACTTTTGGCAAAGGGTGGACGAGAAGAAACAAAGAAACTCTTGAAACGGCTCTTGAGATGGCTACAAAACCTGTATAAAAATATCAAGCGGGTGGTCCAACATATTGTTTGTTGGTTAACGTGCTACCGAATGCGCCAATCATTCACACGGCCACCCGCACGATTACTTCCTTCTATAGTGATAGACACTGTTCCGTTTGTTTGGGCCAACCTGCACTCGTTCTCTAGAAAGCACTCCGTCCCGGTACATGAGGTCTAGCATCTGGCTGGCTATACGGAGTCCTAGTTTAGTTTCTCTGTTTATATCTTCAGCTACTCGAGTTTGCTTCTTAACAAAGCAGGTCATTATCATTTGTCGTCTAGCTACTGACCGCTCTCTCTCTCTCTGCTTTCTAATTGCAGAGCTTTTTGCATTCTCTATGTCGAGTTTAACTTTCAGTTCAGGAAATGGTGGTCTCATCTTGAGGTCTATCAACTCTTGTTCAAAGATGCGCCATTTTTCTGCATAGATAAGTTCGTGCTTCTCTGCTCTTGGAAGCTGACTGTTATAGATTTCGTTGATTATTTCTGCGCTATTTCTATTAGAGCTTTTATCTCTTCGAGTTCTTGCTTTAGGTTGTAGCGTTGCTTGCTGTCCGCTAACAACACCATGGTTTTCAGCAGACGCTTCGCTCTCTCTAAAGCTATTTTTCCTTCGTTGCTCATTAGCTTTCCTCTTTCCGCAGATAAACTTAACTCCATATTCTCTGCTTAATGCTAGTATCTGCCTGTATGGTATATCAAGTAGAGTAGATGTTTCCCGTATAGTCAGCCCCATCTCTGCTGCGTTGATACACTTGCTTAAACTTAATCGTGCTTTCTGCATGTGCGCCTCTTGTTAGATAAAAAAAGGGACAGCCCGAAGGCTGCCCAGTTACAGGAGAACACCTCCTTTCTAGAACGGTATGTCATCACCTTGCAAGGGGTCAGTTGTTGGGGCTGCTGCACCACCTGACATCTTGTCGCTTACTTGGAACGACATATAAGGCTTACCATCTTTCATCTTCTTCCATCCCGCAAGACGTTTGTCGTCACCAAGCGGGCCGCTGTAGTCGGGCGCTGACTCATTGTTTTTCTTATCGTTCTCGAAGAACACGCCAATCTTTTCATACATCTCAATGATAGGCTTGCCGTCACGGGTCTGGTCTTTGACCAGCATGATCTTCTTGTCTGCGCCCTCGACGTTGAGCTTACCTTGCAGGATCATCTGCTGCGTAGGGAATGGGGTGAAGGCTGCGCCTCGGTTAGTGTCGTCGTATTGTTCTGCCATGCTTCTGGCTCCTTTTGGTTTCAAGTTCTAGTGTAGTTAGTTTATTCAATTGGGCCTTCAGTTCTTTACAGCATTTATGTTCCATTTGCCGAAGCCTTTCATTACTTAATGGAACAAACTCAGCAATTTTTTTAAACGTAAACCCGTCTCTTCTCATACGAAACACAACCCAATTTCTTTTAGGATCAGGTGATTGGCTTTGAGCAATAGCCATCTGCATTGCTCTTGCGACTAGAGTTTCGTTTACACCTTTGATTGTACGGTTTGTAAGATTTCCCCTTGGCATACTCCTCTCCATATTAATTGAGCAATTAACCCCCTTGTTACCACCCGCTTGGTGCGGATGTATCTCCTGATGTTAAGCCCTTCGTGACTTGAACACCGCTCGATTGCTTAGCGGCTATGTTGCCGTCATCATCTTCTGTTGCAAGGCAAGCCATACCTAGCAAGCCGTAGCGTCTAGCGTAGGTTATAGCGCTGCCTAATCCCTGCATGTCCTGCTTGCTCAAGACTAAGTAAACCTTGCTTGAGAAGGCTTCTCCTGAAGTGTGAAGTAGCTTTGTTTCTACATACACACCCAGCTCGTCACGTCCGCAAGGTTGCATGACTACGAACCCGTTCTCTTGGAACACGCTTGACGTAGCGTCAATCACTGCCTCGAGTGAGGCGTACCTGTTCTTGAAGTGTGGGTTTACGCTATCTTTCTTTACAGATTCCATAGCTTGCTGCGCTTTGAGCAGCGCCTTGATTGCTGTGTCACTCATTGTTGTTCTCCTTTAATTTATCCGCGAGAAAATCGCATGATGCTTTGCCGAATCCATAAATGTTTGTGAACTTTTCGTTTACAAATTCGATTAGTTCTTCTTCTGGTTTTTTATTTAACATTAGTTCAGACAGTGCTTCGTTTGCTTCCTGTATAGTTTTGACCATTCCCATTGAGAGAGCATATCTTAATTGATTATCGGTCATCCTGTTCTCCTTGTGATACGAATAGCTCCGCGTTTGTCACGTTTAGCTGTGAGGTGATCGCAGTAAACCTCACGCTCATTGTCACCAACCATACTCTTGATTTGTTTTTTGGCTGACTCAAATGCTTTGGCGTCTGCCTCTAAAGTAATGTAAGTGTAGGCTGCGTCATTGAACTCGTTGTCTGTGGTTGCATCGCGCTTGACCATGTTGTCCACCGACACCTTGTCAACGCTAAGTTGTATCGGCTGGTCATTACCAACTGGCTCTTCATTGCGAAGTACGTAACCCCAGAAGTCCGACACCACTGCCCACATAGAATTGAAATACTCTTTGCTCTCGCTGACATAGGCTGACTCCCATTTGTTATTGCCAAAAATAACAGAAAGATTAGCACCTTTAGCTTTGGCTAAGTGTATATACAGCTGTAGCTGTGGCATGTAATACTCAATTACTTTGTCTAAAGTATTGTAAGCATTGGTGTGCTTGGCCTCTACAATAGATCGGTAATCTAATGGGCCTTCAACCATAGCATCAACAGTACCCTTGACCGGGACTGATTCAATCATCTCTTCAAAAGATTTCTGGAACCCTGTCAGTGTGCAGTCATACTCTTCTGCAAACCAGAGCAAATTAAACTCTTCAGTTTGTATGCCCATTTGCACAGCTATGTTGCGTGACAGATCTTCAGGCTCGATCTTGCCTGTCTTGATCTGCCATAACTCTAGCCAATTCCCCTGCATTATTTTTACGCAGTCGGAACCACCTATGAAACCCTTACGTTCCATGTTGTTCTCCTTTGTTATTTGATAGTAGCTTACTGCTTATATGCAGCTAGAGCAATACGAAGTGACGTAACGTCATTCATACTTTCCGTACTTAACGAAGTGTTCTTCGCTGAGGTGTTGGAATTTCTTGAGCCGCTCTTTGGCTTTGCCTTTAAGGTATGACTCACCAATTGGATCGCCATTGCGAATACGTTCCGCCATAATCTTATCGCTGTCTAACACATAACCGGACTTCTTGTACTCTCGAGCCATGACTGGAGAGCTTGCTGCTTTGGTAACATGCGCGTCCCATACAGACGGGCGTGCTGCATCACTAAGCTTAGTTGTTTTATATGTCATGTGCGTACCTTTGATGGGCTGTAATACTGTGCGACACGAGCGCCGCTTACTGTCTCGACCATTACTTTGTCGATCTCCATGCCCTCATCCTTGAGGTCTTTGATTCTTGCGGCTAGTCGAAAGCACCCAAACTTTTCAAGCGCATCAATTGCGGTAATGCGATAGCCCATTTTGAGATACATCTTGATCTCGCTTGTCTGTGTTACAGTCATCGTGTTCTCCTTAGATAAG